GATGGCCCGCGCCTACGCTGGAGCGATGGGCTCCAACTGCTACCACAGCGAGCACGTCACCATAACTACATTCTATGAAGAGGACTTGAACCTATGACTACGAAAGACGACCTAAGATCATTCTCAGACAAGGCGCACGCCCGCATTGACACACTCACGTCGCAGTACCGCGCGGCAATCAAGGAAGGCAACCACGCGATGGCGGCAGTACTACAGGGTGAGCGGTCGTCCGCTATCTCATACGCTCAGGCAATCGAGGATTGCAGGGGGCTTCTGCGATGACAGACCAAGAGTACACGCTGGCCTTACTGCTAGCCTTCACATTCTCCGCCACTTGCATGTGGCTCATGCTTAAGGATATGAAATGAGATTACTAATACAAGACGACATCATCGACAGGATGGATGTCTACGTGGACTACACTATCGACCTGCCCAACACGCTGGACGCTGAGGTCGTGATCCTTGACTTCGGCCTTGAGCTGACAGGGGACACGGTTATAAACGGATTGCAGGGGCGTGAGGTCATCACTACAACGACGGACACGTCACTGCGAGGCTACAAGGGTATGGAGTGGATGGTCGAGAAGATCACCCAGTACGTCGAACACGAGGAGGGCATCATCGATGAGCGATTTCAATAGGGATATCATGGAGTTGGACGGCGCACTTGATGACTTATGTCATGCGGCCGCGAAGCTCGGGAGCACTAACGATTGGGTAGCGGCGGCTGTATTGGTCACGCTGGAGGGGATGATCGACGACCTCGGCGAGCGAGTCGCTGAGTTACGAGCAATCCGAAAGGCAGTCAAGGAGGTACGAGATGTCTGATGTCTATGTTTTATATAATGCGGGCAAGCTCCGCGCAGTGTACGAACGAAAGGCTGACGCGGTACTAGATCGCGAGCGTCTCATTGGCAAGGGCTACAAAGATGCCCGCGTTCAAGAGGTACAGTTACAGTCGGTAACACGAGAGGCGTCCCCACTAGACGCTGAAACAATCGAAGCACTCAAGCAGTGCGTAGCCAAATCATAAGGGGAACATCATGACTATTCGAGAACTCACCAAGGCACTGTGCGAAGGCATCGACATGGCACGCAACGACATCTGGGACACGGATGAACTCGTTAGCCTGCGCGAACCGACCGACAACCACGAGGCACTAGCGAGCAAGCAGTCCGCACGTGCTGAGGTATGGCAGGCAGTGATTGATTACCGCGAGGAACGTATGGACTTCAACGAACTGCTCATGTCACTGCAAGCGTTCGACAAGAACGTCACACCAATGGACTTACTCAAGCTACTATCAGGGGTATACAATGTTTGATGAAGATGCAGGCAGTCGAGAGGGTGCGGCTGATCTCAAGAAGGATAACTGGTTCCACCCACGCACGTCTTACGAGTCCCTCCGCAGGTTCGCTGGCACTATGGCCGCAACGCCTGTCGATACGGTCAAACGTAAGGCCCGCGAGAAGGCCCTCAGGGACCCCTACAAGCGTGCTCCTAACAAGGCTATGTATTGGCCCAAGCCTAGCCCTTACGTTCAGCAGAGGCTCGATGAGACACGCTCATGGCTACTCACGCACAGCAGTGAGCTACCGAGCGAGTTAGAGGACGACCAAGGACGTATCAAGGACGGTCGCACGTACTTCGAGCAGTCAGAACCATCGGAAGACGTGGCAGATTGGGACGGCGAGGGCTCAGAGGTCAGCAAGTACGAGTCACACGGTCGTTTCCACGTGCTCAAGCAGGGCTATGCTGAACCACTGCTGTCTATTGCACAGCGTAAGCCTGAGTACCGCGACAATCCCACCGGCCGCGAGGCCAGAGCGTACAGCATGGACGTACGGGGCGAGCGTTACCGCAAGCACGCTGAGACACAGGCCACACGCCTGCGATGGAGAGGCATGGAAGAGTTCGACGCTATCGAGAAGGCAGACGAGAAGCTCCGCGAAGGCGTAGCCCGTAAGTCCAGCGACAGCAACGCCAAGCCATTGCCTAGTCTCGAGCGTCTGCGACAGACGTATCACGTGGAGGCAGGCGAGCTAGTCAACACGCGACTCAGTCGGGTAGCTAAGAACAGGGTACGCATCGACGGTGAGTACTACTTACCCTCTCGCATCGTATTCGCCCTGACTACAGGCCAAGACCCCGGCGCGCTCATGGTTATCGACGGTGATGCTACGTCTTACCGTAATGCTAAGGGTACAGCGTACGCTAGAGCTGACGGTATGTTCGACGCTCGCATTAAGTTCGGCGCGAGTGAGGGAGTAACAGTAGGTGAGTACAAGTCAGAGGCGCAGGCACAGGAAGCGTGTCGACTGTATCTCAAGGCACTAGACATGGGTCTCTTAGGATAAGTTGCACCCTAAGTGGTCCCTGTCTCGGAACATTATGTAAGACATACTTAAGTTTGGCGAGGAGGCTAGCCCCTTCCTGCTATTACTTAAGCTAACTTAGGAGTACTAAGATGGATACTGAATCAAACCTCGTAAGCAAAGGCCCATGCGATGAGTGTGGGTCGAGCGATGGCAACGCTACTTACGATGACGGTCATAGCTATTGCTTCGTATGTAACAAGCATACGCAAGGCGATGGTCCTTCAGCACCCCAGCAAGCTAGCCCTAAGGATGGCTCAGAGCTGGCAAGGCTGGTCGGACTATGGTCTGCCCGTAAGGGGGGCGCTATACCTGACCGTGCGCTCACCGGATCAACCGTTAAGAAGTACGACGTCGTATTAGATAGGGACAACCACGCTTATCCTTACTTCGAGGACGGCAAGCTAGAGCCGGTAGCCTTCAAGGTACGCGGTCCTAACAAGACCTTCCGTGTTGTCGGCACCCTGCGTGATGCTGGTCTCTTCGGTCAGCAGAAGTACGGAACAGGGGACTCACCCCGTCGCGTCGTCGTTACTGAGGGCGAGCTGGATGCACTAGCGGCAAGCCAGATCTTCGATGGCAAGGTGCCTGTCGTATCACTCAAGGGTGGCGCGGCTGGTGTAGCCGGGGACTTCAAGTCTTCGTATGCTTTCCTTGACAAGTTCGAGGAGATCATCCTTTGCTTCGACGCTGACCAAGCTGGCAAGGATGCAGTCGAGAAGGCGGCTGAGGTATTCGCTGGCAAGCTACGGGTCATGAAGCTAGACCCCCGCGAAGGCAAGGACGCAAGCGACTACCTCAAGGCTGGTCATTCTAAGGTGTTCGAGCAGTTGTATTGGAAGGCTAGTCAGTACGTACCCAAGGGTGTGCTGTCACCGGATGAACTGTGGGAGCGGCTGTCTGCTGATAGACCTGACGCACTCGGTACGTATCCGTGGGCTAAGCTCAACGCTATCACTCACGGCTTCCGTCCTACTGAACTCATCACCGTGACCGCAGGCTCTGGCCTCGGTAAGTCATCCGTCCTACGTGAGGTAGTCATGCACATCAAGCAGACCACCGACAACAAGATCGGATGCTTGTTCATGGAGGAGTCAGTCGAGCGCACGGCAGAGGGATTCATGGGCGTTGACCTCAGCACCCCTGTCCACCTGCCGCACTCAACAGTGAAGCGAGGAGACGATGAGTACAAGGCGTCGTTCGATCGCGTGTTCGGTGACGGTCAAGTCATGGTGATGGACGCATCGTTCGACACTGGTGCTACCGTTGACCAAGTCGTGGCACGTGTACGCTTCATGGCTAAGGCACTGGACTGCAAGGTCGTGGTGCTGGATCACATCTCTATCCTCGTATCGGGCGGCCAGCATGGCGACGAGCGCAAGGCATTGGATGAGATCATGACCAAGCTACGTACGCTAACGCAGGACACAGGCATCGTGTTGTTCGCAGTGTCTCACCTCAAGCGGCCAGAAGGTAAGGGCCACGAAGAGGGAGCTGTTACTAGCGTGTCTCAACTACGCGGCAGTGCTTCCATTGCCCAGCTAAGTGACTTCGTCATTGGTCTGGAGCGCAACGGACAGGCTGACGATGAGACTGTACGTAACACTACGCACATACGTGTGCTTAAGAACAGGTTCAGCGGTATCACGGGGCCTGCCGGGGCTGTGCTGTACAACTCAGACACCGGACGTTTACTAGAGTACGAACCAGCGGACTATGAGGATGAGCCGTTATGACTTTAACCTACAGACTACGGGCGTGGGCGGCAACAGTGTCCATTATGTTTAACCAGACGTTACACCTAGGCAACGCACCCTACCCCTACACACTCAGCGAGACATGCTACATACGTAGGAACATAAGGCGCTACGCTATAGGCCGCGCTCTTATCGATGCTATCTTCGAGTGGTTCGGTGAGTACGATCACTGCGAGCTGAGCTACAGAGTAGGCAACGAGTTCAGAAAGAGGGATCAACTATGAGAGTTACCAAGCAAGACCTTATCAACCTAGTCATCCGTGCTAACATCGACGAGGCATTACGTGTAGGCTTCGAGGACTACGACGATGAGCGGCAGGGGTTTGATATAGAGTATCTCGAAGAGCTGACGCCTTGTGATCTAGAGGAGGAACTCAAGAGATCTTTAGCAGGAGGACAGTTCGATGAGTAAGATGGGAGCATACGTACTACAACTAGAGGAGGCACAGGATGGGCGACTACAACCCTTCAACCTACGCCGTCGTGGACATCGAGACGACACTAAACCACAAGACTATTCATGGAGCGGGCATTACGTTATTCCACAATGGACAGGTAACCGTGAGCGAGTGGGTTACTTCGCCCGAATCGCTGAGCAATACGCTGAATGGTGCGACACATGTCGTCGGTCATAACCTTCTTGGGTTCGACCTCCCTATCCTCGCTGAGGTGTGGGACTTCACGCTTCCTCCATCTGTTGGCGTCATTGATACTCTTGTCATGTCTCGCCTTGCTAGTCCTAGCCGGGATGGTGGGCACAGCCTTCGCAACCTCGCTCTACAGTGTGGACTTAATCAAAAGCAAGACTTCGACGTGGCTGACTTCGACGGGCCTATCACCCAGAAGATGATCGACTACTGCATCGCGGACACCGTAGCTAACGGTGACGTATTCGACATGCTCAAGCGTGAACTTAAGGACTTCAGCGACGAGAGCATTGAACTAGAGCACAGAGTAGCGCAGATCACTAGGGTACAAGAGAGCAACGGCTTCA